GGGCTGGGACGACGAAATTCTGAGGGTTGAACTGGACGCGCTAGGCGTAGATGGTTTTGATATTGAGCTTACCGGCTTTTCGTTGGATGAAATTGCCGACCTACAGATTGAGGAAGTGCCGGAAGGTTTAACCGACGAGGACGCCGTACCAGACGCCCCTGAAGATCCGGTAACGGTTGAGGGTGATGTATGGGTGCTGGGTAATCATCGGTTGATGTGCGGGGATAGCGCGAGCATTGATGCGGTTGAGAAGTTGATGGATGGAATTAGGGCAAACGCGGTTTTTACCGACCCTCCGTATGGCATAGGGCTAGATAAAGAAGGCCAAACAATAGGCAAGTCGCAGAAGTATGGCGCAGTACTTAATGACGCTAACGCAGATGTTGCAAAAGAATCTTTCCAGATGGCCGTGTCAATGAACGTGCCAGAGATGTACTTCTGGGGCGCAAATTATTACTCGTCAGTTTTACCGGACAGTTCTTGCTGGATTGTGTGGGACAAGCAAGGCGGGAAAAGCGTGACATACGCAGACTGCGAGCTTTGCTACACCAACATTGATAAGCCCGTGAGAATGTTTACTCATATATGGGACGGGTTTAGAAAGGATAGCGAAAAAGGAGAAAAAAGAGTCCACCCAACACAAAAGCCGGTCAAGTTGTTTGAGGAAATTTGGGAAAAATTCAACACTGGGCAGGTAATTTTAGATTTGTTTGGCGGTTCAGGTTCCACTTTAATGGCTTGTGAAATAACTTCCCGCCACTGCCGAATGATGGAGCTTGACCCAAAATACTGCGACGTAATCATAAACCGCTGGCAGCAGTACACCGGAAAGGAAGCCGTACTAGAATCGACAGGCGAAACATACAACAGTAAGATAAGCGTATGACTAAGAAGCTGATCACCAAGCCACCACACGAACCAACTGAAGCCACGCGCCAAACCGTACAGCTTCACACGATGGTGGGCACAACTCAGGCAGACATTGCCCGCGTGTTGGACATTGACGAAAAGACCCTGCGCAAGTATTACCGGGATGAGCTGGACCTAGCCAAATCAAAGGCAAACGCCACTATTGGCGGGGCGCTGTTTAACAAGGCTAAGGGGGGTGACACGGCTGCTATGATCTTCTGGATGAAGACGCAGGCTAAGTGGGCAGAACGCCATGAGCTTGACCACAGCAGCACTGACGGCACAATGACGCCACACAAAGACTTTACGCTGGATGAACTCAAAGAAGAGGCAAAGCGGCGTGGTCTCCCAACGTCAGTATTCGGCGAGTGATTTAGATTTCCTGGAGCGCATAGCGCAGGCTGAGGCGCGTGAATCTTTCTGGGCGTTTCGTCAGTATATGCGGCCAAAGATGCGGATAGGCTGGTGGCAGCGAGAAATAGCCGGACACCTTCAGACGTTTTATCACCGCATGACCAACGGCGAACGGCCAATCCTCCTAATACAAGCCCCGCCACAGCACGGCAAAAGTGAACAGATCGTGGATTTTCTGGCGTGGCTATCAGGAAAGAACCCCGACATAAAGAAGATTTACGCGTCGTTTTCTGAGCGGCTTGGCGTGCGGGCTAACCTTGCTATGCAGAGAATGTTTGACTCCCCGCGCTATAAATCTGTTTTCCCGGACACGAAAATATCAGAGCGCAATTCAGTGTCAGTTTCCGGCCAGACGTTGCGAAACCGTGAAATTATTGAATACGTTAACCGCGACGGCTACTTTAGAAACACCACAGTACGCGGGTCTGTAACCGGCGAAGGACTCGACCTTGGTGTTCTGGATGACCCGATAAAAGGCCGCGAAGAAGCCAACTCGCCAACGATACGAGACAAAACCTGGGACTGGTTAACGGATGATTTTATGTCGCGGTTTTCAGACGGAGCTGCATTGCTTGGTATAATGACCCGCTGGCATGTGGATGATCCTTTTGGGCGACTGATAGACAACGACCCCAGCGTGGTTGTGTTGCGCTACCCGGCATTGGCAGAGACAGACGAACTGCACCGCAAAGAAGGGGAGCCGCTTTTCCCTGAACATAAATCGCTGGAATTCCTGAACGAACGAAAAAGCATTATGCACGAATACGCGTGGGAATCATTGTATCAGCAGAATCCCTATGTTGTCGGCGGCAATCTTTTTCACAGCGAGCACTGGCGATTTTATGAAGTTCCGCCAACTATCACGCACCGCGTTATATATGCAGACACGGCTCAAAAGACTAAAGAGGAAAATGACCGCAGCGTTTTTGAGTGCTGGGGCAAGACGGACGATGGCAGGGCTGTTATGCTAGACCTAATAAAGGGCCGTTGGGAAGCGCCGGAACTGTTAAGCCAGGCGCGGGCGTTCTGGAACAAGCACAAGGTGGTGACTGGTAAAGGCCGATTACGGGCCATGAAGATAGAAGACAAGGTAAGCGGAACAGGGCTGATCCAAACGCTAAAACGCGAGGGTATCCCGGTAAAAGGAATTCAGCGCAGCATCGATAAGGTCACGCGGGCGCTTGATGTAATACCTTCTATCGAGGCCGGATTAGTTTTTCTGCCACAGGACGCGGCATGGCTTTCGGAATTTTTAACGGAAACCTCCCAGTTCCCCAATGGCGTACACGATGATCAAGTTGATCCGATGATGGATGCAATAGACGACCTTTTGCTCGGAACGGGCAGGAAAGGTACAGCCGGAGTATGGTAATGGAAACAAACGAAGCAACGCCGTTACGCAGCACAACGCGCAGAGAGGCACTGTCAAAGCTGGCAGGCCAGCACTTTGGCGGTGATCGAGACCTCTATCAGGTTATGGGCTATCCCCGCGATCTGACTGTGCAGGACTATTTCTCTGTCTATCTGAGGCAGGATATTGCTGGACGTATCGTTGACGCATACCCGGACGCGACTTGGCGCGAGCCGCCTGTGATCCATGCCGATGATGTATTTATTGACGCGTGGGATTCACTGCAAAAGCGGGCGCAAGTATGGCGTGCCTTTCACCGCCTTGATCGCCTTATGAACCTTGGCCATTATGGCGTATTGTTCATGGGGCTGGACGGAGGCGAACCACCGCACGAACCCGTTACACCTGGCATCGATTATAATTTGCTCTATCTTCAGCCCCATTCAGAGCGAACCGCAGAAGTCACTCAATGGGAAAGCGACCCGCGATCACCGCGCTATGGGTTGCCAAAGCTGTACCGGCTGACTACTGGCGTATCATGGACGGGCGTTGGTGCAGGCGAAAAAGTCTTAACGGTCCACCATAGCCGCGTGTTGCACGTTGCCGAGAAATCCCTTGAAGACATCAGCATAGGCATTCCTCGCCTTGAGCGCGGATTTAATCGATTAATGGACTTGGATAAGTTGCTTGGCGGGTCTGCTGAAATGTATTGGCAAAACGTGGCAATGCTTCTGGCCATTATTGCGGCGGCTGACACTGAGTGGGAGCCTGAAGAAGCTGAAGACATGAAGGCCCAGCTTGAGCAGATGCAGAACGGCCTTCGCAGGTCTATGCGGTTGCGTGGCGTTGAGATCGAAAACGTAGCGCCGGGGCTGCAAGGGGCTAGCCCTGGTGAGCACATTGACAAGCAGCTAGACATGATCGCAGGCGCTTACGGTATTCCCAAGCGAATGCTGACAGGCAACGAAGCTGGAGAGCTTGCCAGCTCACAAGATGAAAACTCATGGAACGGGCGAATTACTGAGCGGCGTGAGCAAGTTGCTGTACCTAATTTTATAGAGGCTTTTATATCTTGCGGCCAGCGTTTGGGCTTTTTGCCTGAAGGATTCGGAAAGGTTAAATGGGAGGAAGCCGATAGTCTTGGCGAGCAAGCACGCGCTGACATAGCCGTAAAGCATGCACAGGCAATTCAGGCTTACAACAGCACGCCGGGGGCAGAACTTCTAATTTCACCAAAACAGTTTGTTGAACGCGTTCTTGGGCTTGAATACGAAGAGCCTACAGAAGAGGAATTGTTTGACGAACAAGAGCCGGAAGTGGCCAGCATGTGGAAAGCCCGCAAGTGAGCTGCATCCACACCCACGCAGAATTAAAGCGCGATCCAACGCGTACAACATCTTTGCGCAAGCGGTTTGAAGGGGAAGCGGGCCGACGCTCTAAAAAGCTGAAAGGGAGAATCCGTGAGGAGCTTGTAAGAAAAGACGGCTTTGGCTTAAAGGTCAACAGGGGCCGTTTCGAGTTTACCCGATCAGACCAGAAGGTTTCTGCCTTCATGGACTGGTTGCGAGATGCACAGCAGCAAGAGATTTTAGGCGTGTCGGCAGGCGTTCCGTTAAGTTCAGCAGCACGCACAGCATGGACTCACCTTTATGTTGAGACAGCCTACCAGCGAGGCGTAGCACAGGCCGCCGGAGAGCTTCGAAAGGGCGGCGTAAAAGTTGACGATCGTTGGGTTAATAGTGCGTTTAATCGGCCTATTCATGCTGATCGCCTTGGCCTTATTTATACGCGGGCTTATGAAGAGTTACTCGGCATTACGGCGGCAATGGATCAGCAGATCAGCCGTGTTTTGGCCGAAGGTATCGGCATGGGTTTAGGGCCGGAAGCGATAGCGCGGAACATCAACAACCGTGTCGACAAGATCTGGCTCACGCGGGCGCGTGTTCTGGCAAGAACGGAAGTTATTAGCGCACACGCTGAAGCCAGTTTGAACGCATACCAGGAGGCAGGTATTGAAGGCGTCAAAGCAAATGCAGAATTTGTCACCGCTGACGACAGCCGTGTCTGCCCTGAGTGTGAGTCGCTGGAAGGTATTGTAATGTCGCTTGACGACGCTCGAGGCGTGATCCCTGTTCACCCTAATTGCAGGTGCGCGTGGATACCAAAAATTGAAGGCGGGACGGGGATAGAGCTACGATGACGCAGAAAGATAGGCTTTACACAAACACGACCGTCAGGGAAGCAATGTCCAGAATGTCGGACGCTATGACTTCGTTCGACGAAATGGCCGTAAGCGTTCCAAAACTTCAATTTGATTTGAAATCCGTTTACCCAATCTCTCAGATTCGTGACCTTGTAAGCGGCATCAATGGCGGCAACGTAACCAAGCAAGACCTTCCAAGACTTGACTTGCCAGCGGAGCGCACAAACAACGAGCTTGTATGATGCGCTAGAAGTGTTTCTGGCACCGCATCAGTAACCAGCACACTAAGAATCAGAGAGGAATGGTAGATGAAGCCGTCTCCAAGAACAGACACGGAACTTCTGGCATGGGTTGCCGCTATTATTGAGCATGAGCAGAAGCGAGGAACACACGGCGAGATACGCATTCAGCTAAAGGATGGGCGCGTGCAGTCCGCCAAAGTTGAGGCGTGCCACTTGCCACCAAAGTCATAGCTTGCATTTTTGAAAGTTATGAACGACAATGAAGGCCTGAATAGTTTTTACATGAGCAACCGACAGCAGCGGCCTCATCATTCATGCGCATTTTTGCGCCTGGGTGGTGGGGCTTTTTTCGTTTAAGGTGATAAATGTCCGAGCATTTAAACTCTATTATTGCCAACCTTTCCGGGCCGGAAGGCGTACGCCATACGGTTCACGAAGGCAAGGACACGCTGGTCGTCCCTGTTGTTATGATTGTGGAAGGCGTTCTTAATGGCGCTCTTTTAACTCAGTACGAGTTTGGCAAATACCCCGAATCATGGAACGGCATTCCCGTTCCAGTCCTGCACCCTGAAGACCGTGGCGAACCCATCAGCGCAAACAAGCCAGACGTTATCGAGCGCATTGTGGGCCGCATATTCAATACGTGGGTGGACAATGGGAAGCTAAAAGCAGAGGTCTGGATTGACGTTGAGAAAGCCAAGCGCATGGGCCACGGTCAAATGATGGAAGCGCTGGAGTCTGGGCAGACTGTTGAAGTGTCAACGGGCTACTTTAGCGAAGACCGGGCAATGGTTGGCGAGTACAACGGCAAAGAATATATGTCACAGCACATCAACATTCGTCCGGACCACCTGGCTTTGCTGCCTGGGCAGATCGGGGCTTGTAGCGTTGCTGATGGCTGTGGAACTCGTGTCAACTCAGACAAGGGGTTTTTAATGAAAACCAAAGACGCGTTTAACGTGCTTGCATCAGCCCTCGGCTTGCGAGCTAACTGTGAATGTCAGGAAGAGGAGGGGGAACCCATGACTGACAAACTGAAGAAGCAGGCCGAGAAGTTGAAGGCCAACGAAAAGATTACTCCGAAACAGTTTGAGATGATTATGTCTCTTGACCCGGAGCAGAAGGCAATGGTTCAGGCTTTGCTGGCGTCGCTTGAAAACGCACCAGAAGAGACTGAAGAGCCGGAAGAGCCGGAAGAAATGAAAGGCGACGGCTACGAAGAGATGGAAGACGGCGCAGACGAAGACGGCGCACCTATGAACGTCAATAAGGCCGACATCGACAAGCTGGTTGCCAACAAGGTTGCCGAGCATCTACGCCGTGCAGACGTGACAGGCAAGCTCACCGCAAACGAGCAATGCCCGTTTAGCGAAGATGATCTGAAAGTTATGTCGATTGCCCACCTGGAAAAGCTCGAAAAGTCATACCGCAAGGCTGACTATTCTGGGCAAGGTGGTTTCGGAGTTCATGCGTCACAGCAAGGCGACGTTGTTCCTTTGCAGCCACGCGGATTTATCCATAACAAGCGTTCAAAGGAGGCGTAAGCCATGACTAGCGCAACAAACCCCAAAGTAATTGATCTTTACGGCTACGGATGCCAGCAAGAGGCAATCGCCCTCGGTGGCATTACCCCCGGCATGTTGATCGAGCGGGCCGCTGGCGGCGTTCAAGTTCACAGCACAGCACAAGGCGGCGGTGGTCTGCACTTCGCGCAAGAGTTCGGCATTACTGGCGAGACCATTGATGACGCATACGAAACCGGCGATCAAGTGATTTTCAAGAGCTTTGTGGCTGGGTCAGGCGTTTACGCGCTTGTACCGGCATCGGCATCGGCAATCACTGAAGGTGATTTTCTGGTATCCAACGGTGATGGCACGTTGCGTTTGCAAACAGCTTCATCTGATGGTGTCCAAATTGCTCAGGCTCTGGAAGACGTTGACAACTCAGGCGGCGGCGCTGTTGCCCGCATTTGTGTTGAAGTTCTTCCAGCCTTCACTGTAACACTGGCGTAAGGAGCCTGTTCCAATGAAAAATAACCAAATTGTAACCCCCAACCAGTTCGGCCTGGCAAGCGGTGAAAACGCCATGCTTGCTCGGCGGCCTTACATCAACAACCAGGGCCAAAGCGTAATTTCTCATAACACCGGGCAGATGGACAGCAACGGCCAGTTTGTCTACAAAGAGAAGCAGATCAACACCAACGCAACTCTTCGCAAAGACGAATGGATCAACCTTGAGGACACGATCATTGAGTCGTTCCGAGAGCGTCTTGTTATCGTTGACGACCTGCAAAGCGCTGGTCTGACGTATAACGCTGGCGGCCTTGGCACAATGATCTCTGAGTGGGAAACCGGCTCTGAAATAACTGACGCTGAAATCACTATGGACGGCGAGTCCAAAGCTGATAAAGACCGTCAGGAATTCGGCTTGGCTGGCGTGCCGATCCCGGTAATTCACAAAGAATTTACCATCGGCGAGCGTATGATGTTGGCATCCCGGCAGCGTGGCGCTGGCCTGGACGTTACCACCGGCACCGAAGCCGCGCGCGCTGTTGCGCGTGTGTCTGAAGCGATGGTATTCAACGGCGCTAACATCGGCGCGGTTCGTTCAGCGGCGGACAGCTACAGCATCCCCGGCTTGACCACGTTTGCTTCTCGTGAAACCTACACAATTAGCGATTGGTCAGACGCCACGAACGTAACCACTGAAACCATTTTCGCAGAAATCTTGGAAATGGTTCAGGCTCTGGAAACCAACCAGCGCAAATACGGGCCGTTCACCATTTACATTCCGGGCGCGTATGCCTTCAGGTTCCGTCAAGATTTTAAAGAGTTTTCTGACAAGACCCTGATGGAGCGCGTCACTGATGAGGACGTTATTGCGCGAGTTCGCGTGTCTGACGTTCTTTCCACCGGAAACGTGGTGATGGTTGAGATGAATCGTTCTGTAATTGATCTGGCCATTGCCAGCGATATTGCAACCGTCCAGTGGGCGTCCGGGTCAGGATGGACTAACGAGTTTCAGGTTTATGCAGCCTGGGCACCTCGTTTGAAGACTGACTATGACGGGCGATGCGGTATTCTACACGCCACCACGTCCTAAAACTGACAGCCCCAAGGATGGGGCTTTTCGGAGCTTTTCTATGAGTAAGATTAAACTAAAGGTTTATCGTGCGCACCACACCTCGTTTGACGAGAAAGGCAAGCACAAGAAATTTGAGCAAGGCGATACGTTCATGGGGTCTGAGCGAGAGCTTGAAGCCTTTTCGGATCGTCTTGAACGTGCAGAAGGTGGCACCAGGAAAAAGCAAAGATTAAAAACGATTGATAGGGCACCAGAACCGGCACCCGAAGCAACAGCAGAGTAAACCACAATGGCGACCAATCCAGACAGACGCGATGTTATTGCACTAACCGGCTCGACTCTTTCCGAGGATATTGTTAATGCAATTATTGATGACGCTGCCTTGGTCGTTTCTGGCTGCATTGTAAACCTTGACGCTGCCAGGCAGACCGCGATCATTAAGTGGGTCGCGGCGCACATGGTGGCATCAACGTCTAGCGGAGGCGGGGGCGTCCTATCTAGCCAAAAGCTGGGGGACGCTTCCGAATCTTACGCACGCGGGGAACTTGGAAAGGCTTTAAACTCTTCCTACTACGGGCAGCAGGCCATAGCCCTTGACCCTAATGGTTGCCTGAGAAAAATAGGCCAGCCTTCTGTTGGATTTCAGGTGATCTGATGCCCGGCTATACGCGCAACATGACAGAAGATGCGACCTACTGGCCACCTGGACAAAATGACGGTTTTGGCGGTGTAGGCTACGGAAGCCCTGTTTCGTTAAAAGTAAGATGGCAAGACAAAAGCGATCTTTTCAGGGACTCTGAAGGGCGCGAGGTAGTGAGCAGCGCGATTGTGTACACGTCGCAGCCAGTTGAAAACACTGGCAAGCTGTTACGGGCTGTAAGTGTTTCAGCTACTCCACCAACCGGCGCGTTAGAGATTAGAAATCACGGACAAAGCCCGTCTTTGGATGGTAGCTTGCAGCTTAATAAGGTGTGGCTGTAATGGATGGCTTGCAGAACGTGCTTTCCAATATAAGCAAAGAGATTGAAGGCATAAAAAACCGATCTTTGGCCGGTCTGTTTGAAGCGGGGTTGAAGGTCCAGGCCTTGGCGCAGAAAAGAACGCCAGTTGACTCGGGCAACCTTCGGGCAAGCGCCTATACTCGAAAGACGGTAAATGGTGGTGTTGAAGTTGGATTCACCGCGCTTTATGCCATGAGCGTTCACGAAATGGTTGGGCAGAAATTGAAGGGGCAACCACGCGAAGATTTCGGCGGGACAGGTAAAGGGGAAGGATTCGGCGGCGGGACAGGTAAAGGGAAATACTGGGACAGCGGTCAACCGAAATTTTTGGAATCGGCTTTGCGTGACAACCGGAAAAACATTGTCGACATCATAGCGGAGCATTCGAAAATTAAATGACTTCACCGGCTTACAATTTGGCGCAGCACCTTGAAACGAAAGGGGTCGGAACGTTCGGCGGTTCGTCAAGCTGGGCGATTTCGGTCAGCCGCGAGCCAGTAGAACCAGACGACGCGGTCACGCTTTACGATACGGGCGGCGCCGCGCCGGTTCTGTTCAATGAAAAAACCCGCGATGAAACGATTCAAGTCCGGGTTCGTTCGAAAGATTATCTTTCGGCGTATAATAAGCACGACGAAATTTTCGGGTTTCTGAATGCTATCATCAACGAAACAATCGGCGGCGATGATTTTATCGGCGTTTGGTTGCAGTCCGATATTTTGAATGTCGGGCGAGACGACAACGACCGGCAAATTTTGACGGCCAATTACAGACTTGAAAGGGGTTCTTGATTATGAGTACAGCAGGCTTTAGCGGACGCGCGTTGACGGTCGAACTTGACGGAACAATAATCGCCGCGATTCAATCAAAAAGCACGTCTATGAACCGCGCGCCCATAGACACGACTAATGACGATAACAACGGATGGCGTCAACTTTTGCCGGAACCGGCGAGTCGTTCGGTTGATGTCCCAATCGACGGTGTTGCGACGTCTGACAATTATCAATTAATCTTGGATGAATGGTCGGGAAATCTACTGTCGGCGATCGTGATCAATAACCCGGACGGGTCGACCATGACCGCCGCTGATGGATTCTTCCTGGCAAGCCTTGAATTCAGCGGGTCGAACGATGGTCACGTCGCGTTTAGTGCTTCGCTTCAATCAAGCGGCGAAGTCACGATCACCGGCCCAGTATAATCGGGAGATAGTAAGCAATGAATCGTTTCGAACCAGTAAAATTCTTCTATCAAGAAGTAGAGTACAACGTCGAACCCGACAGGGTCTGGGGTCTGATCAAGACGATTGAAGATCACATTACTTTCACGAAGCTAACGAAGCGAATTGCCGACGAAGACATTCCGCAAATTGTCATCGCCGAAGCATACGCGGCCGCGTTGCGTTATGCTGGTTGTAGAGGCGTGACCCCCTACGAAATGCAAATGGAAGTCGCAGGGGCGGAACGGATCGGTCATGCTTACGCGTTGTGGTCTATTCTTTCTCTGACCCAGCCGGACTTCCAAGAGAAGTTGAAGGCAAAGAAGCAGGCCGGGACGGAGACACCAGCGGCGAGCGTTCCGGCGAAGAAGACAAGAGCCAAGACGAAGAAGGCAGCGACGAAAGCATAACAGATCGCCTCTTTCGTCTTTGGGTCATTTGGGGATACGCGCCTAACGATTTTTGGCGTTCGCATCCCTTTGATTTCTGGCAGATCGTCAAGGCGAAGAAGCCCGAAGAAAAGGTCGGCAACATGCCGATGTCGAAATTTAATTATTTAAAAGGCGTCCTTAATCATGGCTGAATCGCTTGGAAAACTCTCCGTTACGATTGGCGCTAACACGGATCAGTTTGAAAGCGCAATGAAGGGCGTAACGAAGAGCGCCAAGAACGTTTCGAAAGAGATGAAGGCCAATATCACGACCGCCGCCAAGTACGCGACAGCGATCACGGCGGCGGGTGCAGCAATTGGAACGGCGCTTGTCGTGACGTCGATCAATGCCGCGCGCGAGACACAAAATTTAGCCAGGGTCGCCAATGCGACGACGAAAGAATTCCGAGCGATGACCTTCGCTGCTTCGAAATTTGGAGTTGAGCAGGACAAAGTCGCGGATATTCTGAAGGACTTTAACGACCGAATCGGCGATTTCAACGCAACCGGCGCGGGTCCGATGGTCGACTTTTTCGAGCAGATAGCACCGAAAGTTGGCGTCACTGCCGATCAATTCGCTCGACTGTCAGGCCCGGAAGCGCTTCAACTTTATGTCGATAGCTTGGAGAAAGCGAACCTTTCACAAGCCGACATGACCTTCTATCTCGAAACCATGGCGTCGGACACGACCGCTCTTCTCCCGTTGCTTCGCGATGGTGGAAAGCTTATGAGCGAACAAGCGCGAATGGCTGAACGTCTCGGGTTCGCGCTTGATGATCTTGATTATCAGCAAATGGCCGACGCTAGCAACGCCGTTGCCCAAGCCGGTCAGGCATTGGTGGGGATGCGCGATCAACTCGCCGTCGAACTGTCACCGGTGATAACCGCCGTCGCGAATCAGTTGACCGAACAGTTCGCGGCGGCTGGCGACAATATGGGTGACGGTCTGAAAACCGCTGTCGACATTGGCGTCGCCGGATTCGCCGATATATTGGATGCAGCTGCCGCGACGCTTGACTTCATTTCAGCTAACAAGACCATGGCCCAATATGGGGTTTTGGGCGCGGTTATTCTGGGCAAGAAAGGTGCGCTTCTTGGTGCAGCCATTGGTGGCGCGTTCGATGTTCTTGACGAACAGTTGGTCGCGATGGGCGTGAAGGCTTCCGATGCTGTCAGCCCGATTAACCAAGAACTTGAAGTCCTTGAAACGAAATTGGGAAACACCAATTTTCAAATGCAACGGTTTCTGGATATGAACGAAGACTCCTCCTTCCGTACCAGAACGCTCAATAGATTGCGCGAGGAGGCGACACTGCTTCAAGTTGAAATGAGTGACCTACGGGCAGAACTGGAAGAAGGTTCTCCCGCGATGCAAGAGTATGAAGCCCGGTTCATTGATGGCGCTGATGGCGTTTCGACCATGACGACGAACCTTCGAGAGTTTGCCCAGACAATGCGCGATACGCGCGACGCCCAGAACGAAGGAACGTTGCCCGAACCTATGACAACGCCCAGCCTTCCAGACGCGGCGAATGATTCTGGCGGATCAACGTCGATCGGTTTAACCGAAGCCGACCGGGAAAAGATGAAATCGCGAATCGAAGAATTACGCGAATCATACATGACCGAAAACGAAATGATTGAGTCGACTCAAGCGGAAAAGACGGCTTTGATCAATGATGCTCTGTCGGCGGAACAGTTATCGCGCAAAGAGCACCAAGAACTGTTGACGGACATTGAACAAGAGGGCGCGGACGCCCGCGAAGCGATTCAGGACAAAGAATTCCAAGCGAAAATGGACATCGCATCAGGCATGTTTGCGAACCTATCGTCGTTAATGGATTCCGAATACAGGAAAGAATTCGAAATAGGCAAGGCCGCGGCGATTGCCGGGGCAGTTGTTGACGGAATCTCAGCCGCTATCAGCTCGTACAAGGCGGGTGCGGCGGTTGGCGGCCCGATACTTGGCGCAGCATACGCGGCAACGTCAGCGGCTGCGACAGGCCTTCAGATTCGACAGCTTGAATCCGCCTCGTTTAGCGGCGGAGGTTCTTCGGCCAGTCCAGGAGGAGGCGGAACGCCACCACCAGCCGAACCGGAACGCCAACAATCTGCTGTTCCGCAGGAATCCGGCATAGAGCGCGTGTTACGACTCGAACAACTAGACCCGTCTGCTTTTGTTTCCGGCGCGGTCGTGAATCAACTCGCCGAACGTCTGGTCGAATACCAGAATGACGGCTTTAAGCTGGTGTCATAAAATGGCGGTAATCAATAACGGTATTGTTCTTGCAGAGGGTGTAACGATAGACCCGAAC